TTTTGTTCTCAGCTTTACTATCTATTGTTCATTATCTTGGTCTACAAAACCTTCTGGTGTACGGGCTTAATCAGCCTATTGAAGTATACCTGTCGGTTCTTGTTAGCTTAATATTGTTCAAAATAGCCAAAGCTGTGTATCGCTTGTGGCCTGCGATCCGAAGACTTTTGAATTCGGTTCAACGGTTGCATAGTCGAGTTGACTCACTTTATTCCCGGTTAGAGAAATCTAACGGGTCTCCCTTTAAACAAGGGGGGAAAAGAAGTATGTCAACGTCTAGTAAACAACCCCTCCCCAGACGGGGTGGGAACGTTTCTTCGTCTTTGGCGAAGGATAACAAGGGTAAAACCTTGTATCACTCCACGTTGTTACGGTTGCATTTTAATATAGAAAACTTTCAAGGTCTGTTCTCCGTAAAAGGAGGACGCCGGCTGGTTAACATCTTTAAAGGATTGTTAATCATGGCCGGTGCGCGAATCACACCGGGAATTATCAGATACATTTGTCTGTTTATAGTACACTGTAGAAACATATTTAGAACCCAGGGGGTTAAGGGACTTACAAAGTACCTTAAAGCTTCAGGAGTAATCCTTCAGCAATCTCTTGGTCTACATGTGGTACATGACACTGGAAAGTTAGGGGCACGAGTTTCAAAAACTCGTGGTGGCCTACCTCGTTTCATCCCTCCTGTAATACGGAATCATATCCGTTCGGATCACTTCGTGTACATTAAGTGCACGCAAAGTCTGATCCAGGTATACAGGGTGTTTGAATATACTGGTGCTGTTAATCTTAAAACAATTACAGCACCGAATAAGGGTTCGGGAGGATTGGATCATTTCCTTTACTCCTGGATCCCCAGATTCCTGAAACTGTTCGTATTCGATCGTTTCAGAGTAAGTCAGATTGGCTCAAAACTACTTAAATATTCACAAGACTCAGTCTTTGCTATGTTTAAGGGAGGTCCTGGGGTTATTGGTTCATTAGGATGGTGGAATACCATGCCTTATGCTCTTATTCGGTCCCTATTGGGACTGAAGAAGAATCCAATTCTTTGAGACTCCCTTACTGGTATCCTTGACTTACTAGATTATAGTAACATCAAGTTCGCCATTAAGCAAATTCTGCATATTGAAAATATGAAAGTGAATAATGAGCCTCTCGTTAAACCCTTGTCTTACCTTGGTAAGTTGGGAATGAAAGAGGAGGCAGCCGGTAAAATCCGAGTATTCGCTATGGTTGATGCTTGGACCCAATGGGTCCTTGCTCCCTTCCATCGCGTTTTATTCGACATTTTAAGAGATATTCCTATGGATGGTACCTTTAATCAGGTAGCTCCTTTGGAAGCTCTGAAAAATGCCAAGGAGTTATACTCCTTAGATCTAACGGCTGCGACAGATCGATTACCTCTTATCCTTCAGAGAACCCTTTTGGGATGTCTGTTTGGCCATGAACTGGCGGGATATTGGGCGAATCTGTTAACATCGAGAGTCTATCGACTCCACGGTGATAAGATTTCCTACGGGAAAAAGGAAGACTATGTCGACCTTAATTACGCCGTGGGGCAGCCTATGGGAGCTCTTAGCTCTTGGGCTTCCCTCGCCATAACCCACCATTTTATTGTACAAGCGTCTGCATGGCGGGCAGGATGAACTCCTACCGCCTTATATACAAATTACGCTGTTCTTGGTGATGACATTGTGATCGGTGATCACAAGGTTGCTAAGTGTTACCTCGCATTCATGGACTCTTTGGGGGTTGATATAGGAATTCATAAATCCCTATTATCACCTCAAGGCCAAGCGATGGAATTTGCTAAGCGGACTATTTATAAAGGCGTGGACGTAAGTCCAGTACCTTTAAAAGAGTTCTACGCTGCTTCCCGGAACCTTGGAGCCTTTGTTGAGGTACTATCCAAATATGGATGTACTTTCACCAGAGGCCTTCAGGCAATGGGAGCAGGATGGCAAGTGAGATCGTGGCTTAATAAACCTCTTGGTAAATTAAGTGCTCGAATCCGACTGCTAATACTAGCAATCAACATGCCACGTCGTGTCGAAGACGTGCGCCCGTTCTTTGAGATGGGTGCGTCTCCGGTCCCATTATTTGCTAATGAAACTTCGGAAGTAATTAAGCAATTCGTGGCGATAGAGGTGAGAAGATTAAAAACTTCTCTTTTAACATCATCTAACGATGCTGTTAATAATTCTGCCGACGAGTGGGGACGTTCTTCTATGAGGATGTTCCTAGAGGAAAGATTTGATGATTATAAATCAATAAATAAGTACTCTAAGTTAGCTCTCGCTGACTTACTAACCAATATGGCCAATTTAACTTGGCATAAGGCTAAAATAGACAACGTAAACGGTGCCAAATTGCTTCTTGGAAGGTTGAATGATCTTCCTAAGGACGATTTCGCCGAATTGTATATACAGTATTTGACGTTACAGCGAGAAATTGCTGAGCGGTCTTTACATGTATTCAGCAGAAGCCGACCAGATCAACCTCAGATTAAGGGTCTATTGACTCCTAGTCAGGTTAAACTCTGGAAACGGTGGTCTGCAGTGTTACAAAACAGTAAGAGTATCACTGATACTTCTCAGTTTGATTCACGTCTTAGCGTTTACTCGAAAATTTCGAGAAAGATTCGCTAATAAGTATTGAATATCGCAACTGAGCGAC